AGAAACGGTGTATTCGCCAACCGTAAAACCAGTAGGCCCGCCGCAATAACCGCTTTCATGCCCGCTTGTAACAATTCCAGAAGCTTGAGCTAAAGAGTTTCCTGTTGCGGTGATAACACAAACACCAGAAGCACTATTGTAGTCTGTGAAAGTTGCAGCGCCAGTCGCACAACCAGAAAGAGCAGTGTCAAAAAATCCACTAGTGTTTATGACGCCACTAAGAGCACCGTAAGCTCCAGCTTCTCCATTGCCTGTGGCAGTAATATCAAAAACTTCAATGTCATTTTGTTTTTGAAAAGTTACTTTTCCGTAGCTAGCTGTCTGGGGAACGATTGCATCTAAAACCGTTTGCGATATCTTACTAAAGTTTGCTTGGCCATTGCCAAACTTAACCCCAGTCACAGAATTAGCGCCAGTTACCTGAAACTGTATCGTGTCTCCTATGTTTCCGCTTACTGGCATTATGGTATGTCTATCGGTCCGCTAACTGTAATTGAACCAGCGTCCACCTCTCCGTAGGGAGTAACAACTTTTACTGGGCCGCTTTTTGCAAACCTTGGCACTTTTACTTTTATTTGTGTTGAGCTTCTTTCTGTAAATTCATTTGTGCGTATTGTATTATTAAAATAGACCGCAGTTGCTTGGTCTAAATTATCACCCACAATAGTTAAGTCTGCGAGAGTAGAAACTGGGCTTGGGCTTGTGCTTGTTATTGTTGGCTCCGAGCCATACCCATTCTCTTCAATATCTAAAGTTGAAACCACTTTTTCCCCAAAGCTTATACTAATTTCTTTACTTTGTAGTGTGCCATTTACACTCCATAGCGTAGATTGACCTCTTATGCCAATGTCTACAGAAATTTGTTTGCCAGTATAAGGAATCGCTTCGACTATATTATAAGTTTCCAAAGACAAAGATTTAATTTTTTCACCATATCTTTGCTCAACTGGAGCTACTCCGCTTATGTTGTATACAGGCGTAAAAGAATGAGATTCGTTATAAGAAACGCCAGCCACTTTGCTGGTGACATCCATGCCTTCTAAAGAAATAGTTAAGTCAGACATTTTATACCAATCCCAGTTTTGATCTGGCAGGATAGTGGGTGAGAATGTCCCAGCGAGGTCTTCGTAAAAATTGAAATTTGCGCTTACTTGTAAAATACCATGAGGGCTAGCGTTCCAACTGTATGAGTTAAGATATCCAGATTGAATGGTCATGCCGCCCATGTCTATGCTAAAAACGTTTTGGCCTGGCTTGGCGTCAGCCATGTAAAAGGGGTCTCCGCTATTTGCGTCTACATAATAGCTCAAGCTTAGGGAGCCATTTTGCCCGTTTGCGGCTATATAGTTATCTCCGCCAGCACGATTAATACGGGTAGACTTGACAAGTTCGTTGGAAAACGACAAAGAAGCAGAATTAGCCAAAATTCCGCTACCATTCACCTTTAGGCTGATATTATTGTAATTATAGTAATCTGCCATTACCCTTGTACCTTTATCCTACATATTTACACCAAGATTTTTTATTTTTTATCGCTAAAACGTGTAAAATAAAGTAAGGAAAAAGGATATGGGCTCAATATACGAAATACCAAACTGGTCTGGAGGAATTACAGCCAGTAAAAATGATGTTTATTTTTATCTAAACAATCATTTCTATAGCCTAGAGAGTTCAAATACGGAAACTCCAAGCGTAGGAGCTTCTAAGTGGGGTGGAATTACAACTTTTGATAACAAAGAAATACCTCATTTCTTTTGGATTCCTAGTTATTCGCCCTCAATCTCGACAGAGCCAGCAGTCAGAACTCTTAAATTCGGAGATGGGTACGAACAAAGAAGCCCAGACGGCATCAACACTAACCTTCTTAAAGTGTCCTTAAACTACGACAATAGAGACGAAGCAGAAACCACGGCAATCTCTCACTTTTTACATCAGAGAGGTGGCTCGGAGGCGTTCGTATATTTGCCGCCTTCTCCTTATTCCTCAATGAAAAAATTTGTTTGCAGGCGATGGGACGTTACGATGAACTTTGATAACAATTACTCCATCAAAGTAGATTTGGAAGAGGTAGTGGAATAAAATGGACACATCAGACGCACAAAAGTCTTTAAAAAAGGTAACAAGGGACGCATCTTCGTTGAACCCTACAGCGATTCTGTCTTTATTTGAGATTGATATCACTGACCTTCTAAAAAACAACGAAAGAAGTCTGTTTATTGAAGGTGATGGCGGCAGCGCATACAGAAATCCTTCTACTGGAAAGACTATATTAAGATTTCATAACAACATTAAGTTGTTTAGGAGCTCTATTTTCTTCAACTCTCAAGAGTATTTAGCCGCGCCAATTCAAATTGATGGCTACGAGATAAGCGCAAAAGGTTCGCCTCCTAGGCCAAAAATGTCAATTACAATTGACCCAGAAGGCTTAACTCAAGAGATGCAGAATAGGATTGTCTTTATCAAAACAGCCATAAGAGATTTAGATGATCTCGTAGGCTCCAAGGTAACAAGAATTAGAACCTTCACTAAATATATAGACAACTCTAATTTTTACGATGCTGACGGAAATTTGCTAACCAATATTCTTAATCCGCCGCAAGATTTTGATCCAGACCCAAACGCTCAATTCCCTCCTGATATTTATTTTGTTGACAGAAAATCAGCAGAAACTAAAAACGTGATGGAGTTAGAATTGGCGTCACCCTTCGACACTCAAGACTTAAAGCTTCCCGCTCGTGTTGTAAACGACTTCAACTGCCCTTGGACTTATAGAGGCGAGGGCTGCTGCTACGAGTGGAACCAACAGAAAAACGCTACGGATTCTATTTATGATAAGCCAGATAATGTGAGCCATGAAAACTCGAATTTAGACTGCAAATCTACGCCTAATCTGACTCCAAAAGTAGCCTCGAACCCTAACGGCGCAGCCCCTCCAGTAGCTACGCATAACAATGAATTAATTAAAACCATTTTAAATGTAGACGCGATAAGCGTTGACTATGAAAACGGCGTAGCTGAAGAATGGAATTCTAATACAGTCTACCCTAAAGGTCATGTAGCTAGAATCAAAGTAAAGGGCGTAAATTATTACTTTGTTTCAAAAGGTCAGATCGAAGGCGTAGACAACAAGGGCAAAATCCCCCCGAACGATAACTTTTGGGTTGCAGATCAATGCTCCAAGACCGTTGAAGGCTGTAGGATCAGATGGGCAAACAACCCAGAGCTAGGGCCGCTTTCTGGGCCGCTGCCTTTTGGTGGCTTTCCAACTTCAAGGAGGGCAATAGATTGATTTTAAGTGGTCACATTAAAAAACAGATTAAAGCTCAATACGAAAAAGAGTTTCCTAAAGAGTGTTGTGGTTTGATTGTGTCTGATAAAGGCGATTTAATTTGCGTTCCAACTAAAAACGACTCTCTAGAAAAAGATTTATTTAGGGTCAACCCAAGAGATTACCTGCAAGCCTCGAACCTTGGCGAAATAGTAGCTGTCTATCATTCTCACACTAATGGCAACCAAAATTTTTCTGAATTTGATAAGTTTAATAGTATCAGTCATAATATTACTTATGTGATGTACTGCCCCGAAAATAACTCTTTAATTCAATTTTCTCCTTCCTGTGGTGAGTTCAACAACTACATAGGCAGGAAGTTTGAGATAGGCGAATCAGACTGTTATTCTTTGGTGAGATCGTTCTACGAGACGGAGTTAGGTGTAAGTTTAGGACATCATTATAGAGACAAAAACTGGAGAAGCTATTTAAGCGATCTTTTTGAAAAACACTTCGAAAGTGAAGGGTTTTACGAGGTAGATGAATTAAGAAAGTACGACTGCATACTGTTTAGTAGTGGAAAAAACAAGCCATGCTCTCATATATCCTTGTATTTAGGGAATGATCTTATTCTACATCAACCTGAAAAAAGCTACTCTAGAATAGAATCACTAACAGGCAGACACTTACAATTAATTAAGAAAGTCATTAGGCACAAAAATGTCACAGCTAACTAAAATCACTTTTCACGGTAATCTAGCAGAAGCTTTAGATCAAAAAGAATTTGAGCTTAAAGTTAATAATGTAGCCGAAGGTTTGCGGGCTGTTGATATCGTCTCTAAGCGTAAGCTTTCCAAGGCTATCCTTGAAAATGAAAAGCAAAACATTAAATACAAAATCTTAACAGACGAAAAGCCGCTTTTTACTGAAGATATTGATGAGGTTGAAAAGGTGGTCAATTCTGAATTGTTCATAAACAAAAACTATAAAACAATTGATATCGTTCCCGTGCTAGAAGGCGCTGGCGACGACGCTAAAGATGTAGCCTTAGTCGTGGGAGGAGCCATGATGTTTGGGATGGGACTAAATTCGGGTAGTATGTTGATGATGCAGATAGGCGCTTTCGCATTTTTAACAGGAATGAGTAACCTACTAGCAGAACCGCCCGAATTTGAAGATTTTAGAGAGATTCAGCAAACAAACAAAAAGGAATCTTATCTTTTCAATGGCCCGCTTAACACCTATAACCCAGGTGGCCCCGTACCTATTGGTTATGGGCGCGTGATGGTTGGGTCGCTTACCATCGCTTATTCTCACGAGCATGGTGATAGAAAAATTTTTGAGAATGGAGAGTATTACAACTAATGGCTAGCGATCAAGTACAAGGCGTATTTTTTAACGGCGAGACAGGTGTTAGGTTCATGTCCAACACTACTGGCTATGTTGTAGACTTGCTTTGCGAGGGTGAAATTGATGGCCCAGTTTGGAGGGAGTGGAAAGATAATGGCTCCAACCAAGAAGGCTCGATTGGTTTTACAAAAGGCGTTGCAATTGACTCTTACTCGCTATATCAGCCTTCGGGAGAATTAGCATCTATATACTGGAACAAAACTCCAGTTTACGACAAAGAGTCCGAAAAGTTTAACTACGGAGCGGTTGATTTGGTTACCAATCAGCAAACAATATCTCAAGAAGGTTTAAGCTCAAGAAGGCTAGTTCAAGTCAACGAAAAACTCAGAGGTCTAGAAAGAAAAACAGGCAGCACGATTGAGTTCACCAAATACCATCGGTACTATACCATAAGAAATAAATACTGCAATAAAGCAATCATAAACTTTAAAATAGGCAGTCTAGGAAACATAGATAGAGACCCAGGTACGGCAAGCGATCCTAATGAAACTTACGGCAAACTTCGAGACTCAGATGTTTCTGTTAAAGTTGACTTTAGAGCCAAATACGCTTTAGGCTCGAAAGCACAATACGAAACTGGTGGAATTGTAAAAATAGAAGGCTCATTATCTTCGCCTTACGCTAGAAGCTTTGAGTTAGACTTGCCGTTGGAAAAGGCTAGAAACTTAGAAGGCCGAGGGGATTTTATCGGTTGGGAAATTAGAGTTTTTAAAGACAAAGAAGAGCCCACTACTCCAGACACTAGAAACGAAATATTTATAGATAACATTGTCGAAGAAATTCAAGACTCTTTTATTTACCCGAAATCTTATGTAGTAAAAAATACCTTTGACGCAGAAAACTTTGCCTCCATACCAGAGAGAGCTTACGACATGCGGTTGATGAAGGTTAAAATTCCTAAAAATTATGACCCCATAACAAGAACATATCGTGGCTCTTGGAACGGCGAGTTTTCTACTGAAGCAGTTGGTGAATACGGAGATTTAAATGGCTCCGCTATTGGCACTCGAACTGAAAAGGGCAAGCACTGGACTGATAATCCTGCTTGGTGTTTTTATGATTTAATTACCAACAAGCGATATGGTTTAGGTAAATACGTAGATACTTCGACTTTAGATAAGTGGACTCTTTATGAAATTGCTCAATATTGTGACGAGCTAGTAGAGGATTTTGATGGAGGTTTAGAGCCTAGATTTAGTTGTAATATAATTATTCAATCCCGCGAAGACGCCTATCAAGTCCTCAATGACATGGCAAGCATTTTCAGGGGTATTGTTTATTACAATGGAGGCAATCTTTTCGCGGTTCAAGATTCCCTAAAAGACTCAATATTCCAATTCAACAATACAAGCGTCGAAAATGGTGAGTTTAAATATTCTAGCACCAGCGCCAAAGTTCGACACACAGTCGCTATCGTCAGATACAATGACAAAAATAACAAGTTCGAGCCAGCAGTTGAATATGTCGAAGATGTAGATTCAATTAGAAAATACGGGATCAAAGAAAAAGAGATTTCGGCGTTTGGCTGCACAAGCAAATCTCAAGCCCAAAGACTTGGGCGGTGGATTCTTGCCACAGAGTCAAATGAGACTGAAACCGTGTCTTTCACATGCGGTCAAGAAGGGGCCATACTGCGCCCAGGAGACGTTTTCAGCGTCTCTGACTCCAACAGGTCCATGACCCGCAGAGGGGGCAGAATAAGGGCTCTAGAACGCACTAGCGACTCTAGTTTTAAGATTGCCTTGGACTCTCAGCTAAAGGGCGGAAAAAGCTGGGATGGCAATAATTTCGTATCAAATGACAATTTAGATGGAAAGATAGAGTACCAGCTAACAGTCTCTACTCCTTCTTTTTATTACGATACCTCTCAGGTTGACTTGGGTAATTCTACCGAAACAAGCTTGATGAGAAACAAGCAAATACAGACGTTTGATATTAGCCCAAATACCGTTTTGTATGACACAAATAGCGGTGTAAGCGTAATTACTGTAAGTGGAAATCTAGACGAAACAGCTTACACAACATCTGGTTTTGATGGTGAGTCATTGTGGGGTATTGCCACCACGGGAGTAAACGACAACGCCGATACATTTTTCGAAACTTTAAGGCAGCAGCAAGAATACAGAGTAATCAATATCAGCGAGTCTGACAAAGGCAAGTACGAGGTATCAGCGGCTGAATATGCTAGGGTTAAGTACGGAGAGATAGACAAGGCTACCAAGCCAGTAAATAATGTCACCTTTCAAGTTCCTGCTGCTCCAAGCTTGATCACCCTGACTCAACGACAGCTTACTGCCGAAGGAGCGCCGAACACTAAAATCGTAGAAATAGGTTTGGGAGAAAGCGCTGACCACGCATCTTCTGTTTCTTACTATCAAGTTTATATCAAAAAAGGCTCGGCAAGCAGCGAAACAGATTTTGATTCTTCCGCTAAAATTTACTCTCTCAACGAATTAACTTCTGATTTTATACCAGCTAGTAATGGCGAGTATTATGTATCAGCTTATGCTTACAATATTCTTGGGCAGTCAAATGGTACTTCTGCCACGGTAGTTTCTATAAACGTAAATAATATTGCACCGATTAGAGACATCGCAATAACCCACTTATCTCTCATTGATGATGCGGCTGGCGGAGCGAAACCAAATGAAAGTGACCCGACAACTGATGGTCAAGTAGATTTCTTTACTGACTCAACAGCTAGGCTAAAATGGAAAACCTCAGTGCCTCAGTTCAAAGGGGCAAACATAGCGTTAGATTTTCAATACAAGGTAGAAGTCTACGATGATCATGGCCC